GGGTTGTCAGTGTGTACAAAATTTGCTAAAAGAAAATTTAAAACTTCTTCATCAGAATATTTACGACTCGTTTTTTCGAAAAAATATTTATCCTTCCGTTTGTTAAAGGAGGCCATAGTTGCCCTTGATTTGCCTCCATACTTAAAAAAATCATACTTACGATTAGTAAAATGACTTTTCATAGAGAGATAAGTTTGATAAGTCTCAAACGGTGTCACTTTCATTTACCTTTGTTTCCAAAAAAACTGGAGATGCAATATCTCCCATATCCATCATAATAATCAGAATCTTTTATACTTACTTTCTTAACTTCATGCTCAACCCATCCAGGGAATATTATCATAGAATTATTATTGCAATTATATGTGTAATCATACTTGGGAAGATACAATTCACCTCCAATAAACTTCTTTGGTTCTTTATAGCAATACCAACATGCTATAAATTGAAATGATCTATCTGTATGAGCACTATAATATTCCTCATCATGATAATACCGTACTTTAGTAAAATCCCAATTACTATCACGTACTATACTACAACAATCATGTATTTTTGCAAATGCATCAAGTATCCCAGGATCAAATAATTTTCTATTAACCGTTAAAATATTAGATATTACTCTATATTTTTCACTATAGAGTTCATCCAACATTAATGCATGTGAATTAGTAAAATCTACAACTCCACCAAAGTCTTTTGCCTCAAAAAGTTTACCTGATTTTGTATAAAACTTAAGTTCTTCCCAGATCAACTCAAGTTCTTTAGGATTATAGAAATTTTCTATGACTAAATGGGGGAACGGTTTCTCATATGATATACCTTCAAGTTGTTCCATTAAACTGGTAATCTAGCCCTCGATGTTTTTTTCATAAAATTAAGACTAATAGCATCATACTTCAACTTCTCCTTAAGAGGTTTAGAAACAAGTTTCGTTACAGATTCTACTTCAATACTATTAACGTCACAATAATGACAAATAGCATCAATGTAATTTATTTGCTCTTTAGCAACAATTCCCTCTATTTCCATGGCAAATTTTTGAGGAGTTAAAAATTTACTCTCTATTGCTTTTTCTAATTCTGTATTAGTTTCCATAGAACTCCAGTTTATCTCCAACAAATTTTCTAATATATTCTCCGAGGAGTTTAATGTACTTTGCTTTATCAGTTTCTTCATAGACGACACATTCTCCATCTTCACAAGCCATAATGATTACAAGTTTTTTAACAGATATCCCTGTCAGTTCATATAACATACAACCATATGCCATTGCCTGAACAAAATAATGTTCTATCCACTCTCGTGGTTTAGGTTTTTTAGATGTCTTAAAATCTATTATTGCCAATTCGTTATTATATTCTGCAATACAATCAACAGTCCCAGCTATACCTAATTGCTTACTATATAGGGCACCTTCCAGAGAATGAATATTATCTATTTTATTAAGTTCACTCTTTGCGATCTTAAATAAAAAATCAGAAATAGGAGGAACTTTTGGAAGTTTCTCATCGTTCTTCAAATAATGTTCTGTAAGAGTATGCATATCAGTCCCACGGGTTGTAGCCGCTTTCGTGATTTTATCTGCTACCTCATTACCTACCTTCTTTCGCCAATTAATAAAAATCTCTTTATTAAAATGACTGGTTATAGAAGTAATAGAAACTAATTTAAGTAATTCATCTTCATCAGGAACAGAATAATAACGAACTCCATCTATCGTCTCTCTTTTAAGAGGTTCAAGATTCAAATCAACATGATTAAACATTAGACACCCATATCAAGTTTTGCAATAAGATATTCTTTAACAAGTCCAGAACGAACAATATCATTGATCTCAAACTCTATTATATCAAAGGATGGCATTTTACGCAAGATGTTCATGAAGTCAACGATACCATTACGATCATTAGTCTTTATAAGATCTGTCTGTCTGGCATCACCACAGAACATAATTCTGCTATTTTCACCAACTCTTGTAATAATACTATCAAGTTCATGAAAATTTAAATTCTGAAATTCATCCACAATAATAATAGCATTATCTAATGTAGTGCCTCTTAAAAATGAAGTACTCCAAAACTTAATAGTATCCTGTGCCTTTAAGTTACCATAAAGCATCTCAAAATCTGCTTCAGAATTCATCCGAAACATATACTTCACCATATTCTTATAAGGGATTTGGTAAATATCTGCTTTATCTTCATGATCCCCTGGAAGAAATCCAATTTCTCTGGTCGATACTAATGAACGTACAATATAAATCTTCTCATATGGAGTATTCTCATCAAGAACTTCTTTTAGAGCATTATAAAAAGTGATAAATGTTTTTCCAGTGCCAGCACATCCATAAGCTACTAAATGTTTATTATCACTATAAGAATCAAATAAACGTTTTTGGTTATCAGTAAGAGGAGTAATATCGACTAGATGATTAGCACTTAAAGGTTTCTTCCTTTTCATACTCTTAGTAGTCAAACCAACCCCAATAGGTTGATCTATTACTGTTTTTTTTCTTCTTGCCATATTAGAGTTTCTTTACGTTAGAACCAGGTGCAGTTTGTGCCTTTCCAAGAACTTCATTCCATCCAGGTTTAGTCTTTCTTAATGTATCTCTCCAATCACCTACTTCGGCAGCCATCGGACATGTAGAAGGATCAGACCAATCTCTTTTCCACTCAGGATTATCATCACACCATTGAGTCCAATCTAATACACTCATTGCTACTTCTTTTTGTTCACCAGTTTCTTTATGTACTACAGGATAAGTTGCCATAATAAGTTAATCGTATAAAAATATTTATTAAAGGAAATTTAAAGATATATTATGCATATTTAACAGCAAGACTAAATCTATGATTATTTCTAAAAGATGTTGCACGATGCCATATATCAGCATTAAAAGATACCATCCTATTCGGTATTGGTAATACACCCAATATATCACGTTCAGTTAGGAATTGCGTCTCTCCTCCATCATCTTTATCCCATTCCATATTAGGATAGTATAAGAATGTAACTTCTCCTTTATCACCATCTTTATGGAAATATGGTCTTTCACATGGTGCAAAACAATTAATATACATCCGATATACGTTCATATTCTTGATATTATACCTATTCCTAATGGTGCTGTCCATCAAATTATAGATAAATTCATTCACTTCATGAACCATACCCGTGACAGGCAATCCGTCCTCGTCACTTTCACCATAAGTATATGCCGCATTTAAACAATACTCATGAATAGAACGATGCTTCGTTTCTGAAAAGAAATTATCAATAACATTTAAGTCCATTCTAATGCCTCCGACACTGAAGGGAATTGTTCGGTAAATACCTTTCTACATGTCTCTGCAATGTCCATGTGCTCCTTTTGTGTTCCATGTGCTGAACGCAGATTAATATAATGTATCCAAGAACGACAAGAACCAGTCATATAGATTCTCGTAGGAGTAGCAAGAGGTAATACCATTCTAGCACATTCCTTAGCCACACCATCTTCTAACATCTGATTATAAAGTGACAAGGCAGAACTAAACAAAGTATTCATCTGCTTATTAAGTGTCTCTACAATTTCAGGATTTAAATCATCAATACTATTCTGACGATTCTTATCATCTTGTCTCCGAAGTTCTGGTAATTCAATATTTCCTAAAGCAGTGCTGGCAGCATAACGTTGAGAGAACTCTTGAAAAGTAAAACTTCTATGACGTAAAATCTGTGCAGCAATAGCACGTGTAGTCTCAATTTCCAATGTCATTGAAGATTGCTCAAAAACACTCCAATGATTGTGCTTGATACAATACTTCAAAAGTCCTGCATACTTCTCATTGTCTTGATTGGCAGGATTAGAAACACGGGCAATATACCCCATTATCTTTTCAGCATCGGGAGTGATGCTCACAAATTTAACATTCATTTTTTTTCTAAAATCTTAATGGACATAGTTACCAATTTCTCCCAAGGAGAATAATCATCAAAAAAAACAGCAGCTTTATCATCACTAATTCTCTGAATAAATCCTTCATATCCATTATAAATGGAAGTTGGATCTCTAACAACTATTTGAGTTCCTGGAAGAATAGGTCCAGGTTCTCCCAATTTAGGATAAGTCATTTTTTATTACCAAATCCTTCAGGTTTTTTTCTCTTAATTGCCATCACTTGTGATTCTAATTCCTCAAGTTGTTCCCTCATAAAACCCAGTTCTTCAGAATTATACAAATAATCCTGTTGAAGTGCTTTCTTAAGATCCTTAATTAATTGTTTAGTTCTCATTAGTCTGGATACCCATCATCATCATCGTAAACTTCGTCATAACTTACATCTGAACATGAAAATGCTTTAGAATTTTTATAAGCATCCACATCAGAATATACTTCTGCTTTAAGTGCATCAACTAAAAGTTCTAAATTACGAACAATTAATTTTAGTTTTTCTCTTTTAGGTTCCATATTTTTTATATGGTATTTAGACATTCTACACAAAAAAAGAAGGTCTGTCAATAGACCTTCTTAAAAGTGAATCTGTAAGTCAGACTAATCAAGCACAAACGGTTTTAACCTCATTATGCTTTATACCTCTATATACTTCCTGAATATTTACCTTACGGCAAGATCCAGTAATAGGTTGGATGCTTGAGTACTGCTTCCCTCTGTAAGTCAGAGTTTTTGCGAATACTGAACCATCACGGTTATCAGTGTTGTAGACAACACCACGGTACTTAAGTGCCATTGTTTTACTCCTAAAGTAATTGGATTTTATTCCGTTCCTTTAGTCGGCGTTTGCGTCCTCCTTTATGGGGGATGAACGATCCGTTCCGCGTCGGCTTACTTGCGACCCCTCAATGGGGTTGAACGATTGTGTTAATACTAACACAGTTATAGTATATAGTCAAGTATGTGTGTAACTTATGATACAGTAATCCTACAGACCAAAAAAATATCGGAGTTTTTTTACCCCGATATTTGGAATTACAACTCGAATATGATTTACGACTTCCTCTTTTTCTTTTGCTGGGGAGACTTATATCCCCAAATATTTGGCTTAATATTACCATGTCCATAATCAATACTCTTTAAATTAAGACCAACCTTATCATAATACATATCAAATATATTTGTTCTTGATCCTCGTGTTAAATCAGAACAAATCTTTTCTTCGTACATATATTTCACAATAAAAGCATCACTTGGTGCTTTTTTAGTACAAACATCAGTATAAGAACCATTATCTACAATAATCTCACAACCATATTTGGATTTACAGTTCTCCCTTTCTTCTAATGTCCAAAGAGATTTCTTTTTCTCTTCTACAACAGATTCTTTCTTTTCAACAACTTCTACTTCAGTTTTAACAGTCATGTTCGATCCCCCCAAACAATATTTGGATATGCTTCAGAAACTACTTCTTTTGTAATTTTATATGATTCTGAAAGTTTTTTATCTTTTGCAAGACAAAGTATCTCTGCCTCTAATGGATGAAGTCCTTGTAGAATATTAATAAACATCGTTTCTCGACGAATATTACTTAATCCATCATTACCACCCCTAACAAAGTGATAGAAATTTTTCGATTCTCTACGAATTGTGGTGTGCCCCTGCTGATCACTAACACCTAAAGAAAAATTCCCGTGCTCATGCATCTGACGAATTTCTTCATTTAATTTTGTTGATAAAGTTCCACTATAAGTATTCTGCTCATCATATCCAACATAAGGTACTGGACCACTAGGAAGTATTGATTGTATAGATTCATCAAAATTCCAAACAAGAATTCTTCTTAATGATTGATCATCATATTTTCGAAGAACTTCTATTTTTTTAGATTTAGATCTCTGTCTGGAAACTAAATCTAAAACTTCAAATACAAAAGGATTATTTGGTAGTTGTGGAAGAGATTTAACTGTAAAACTTTTAGTTTTAGTTGTTTTCTTCGGCGTTGTCTTCGTTGTCATAATCGGTTTCAAATCTAAATGCTATAACCTCATCAGGAACTAAATTCCCATTTTCATCAAACATTTCGGGGTGAGGTCTTGGTATCTCCCGATAGTTCATCATATAATCTCTTGCCACCCAACCTATCAATATTCCTACAAAGAAAAATAATAATGATACAGGCAATAATAAAGTTAATACTGTATCAGTTTCTAATACCATCTTACTTTCTCCGGAGAACTAATTTTTTTTCTTCCTTACTGATAAGGAAAATTCAAAATAAATCATTACTTCCCGATTGAGAAAGCAAAGAATCTTATCAAAAACAATATGAAATGATTTGGGCCGTTTTCTTTTACCTCCAGTTAATATAAATTCAACACCACGATTAATATGGTAATTGTTTTTATTTAGTGTAGAATCAGACGATTCCATTTTCTTTGAGGAATTTGATTGCATCAACTGTCCCTCCTAATTTCTTACCACCACATATAACTTGTGGAAAAGTAGAACCTTCACCAAATTCACCATAAAATGCATCTTTATCAAAATGTGTTCCTAGAGTATACACCACAAACTTACTTTCTGTCAACTCCAATACCTGCTTTATTTTGTCACAATATGGACATCCTTCTTTAGAAAAAATAGCAAAGTTCATACTTATATAACCATTTTATATAATAATTTATAAAAGAAAAAGGGGAAGTTTCCTTCCCCTATCTTCTTCCCAACATACTTCTCCCACCACAGAGAAGTATCTCCAAACTCCAAAGATACAAGAGCATTGAAGACCTTGATATTATAAGGGATTTCTCCCTAGAAGTCAAGTCTTATAGAGCATCTAATGCAGTTTGTGCTTCTGTATCTTTAGCAGTAGCCGCAGTTTCTTTTGTAGTCTTGTCATCACCTGTTAATTCTAATGTTTCACCCCAAAGAACTTGTGCCTCAAAGTAAGGAATCTTGACTGTATTGTACTGAGTTTCAGTTAATACCTGAACTGCTTTCTTAGAACCTTCAGTAATATCTGCTGCAGAAGTAGAATCAGGAATCTCTGATAGACATACATCAACATCATCACTATCCTTCATCCAAATTTTTACACCAAGTCCAGCATATTCTGCTTCTGGATGCCTCTTTTCTCCTACAGTCTTATCAGTAGTAATCCATGAATTATCAGAAACCTTTTTCCAAGAATGCTTAATATACTTTGTCATTTTTCTAGAGAATTTTTAGTTATTTATAATTTATATTACCATTTATAACCATTAGATCCAAATGAGAATTATTAAAAAATTCATTTGCTTCTTCAGGTGTTTCTACTATTGGTTCTCCATTTCCATTCAGACTAGTGTTCAATAGCACAGGAACACCAGTTAATTCATAGAATGCCTTGACTAATCTATAATAGTTTGGATTTGTCTTCTCATTGATAGTCTGGAACCTCGCAGACCCGTCTACATGCGTCACAGCAGGTATTTTATCTGATTGTTTTACAGGTGCCGTATAGAGCATATAAGGACTAGGTATGGAAAAATCAAACCAGTCTTGATAGTATTCTTCCAATACTACAGGAGCAAATGGACGGAACCATTCTCTCTTCTTGACTACATGATTAATAATATCTCTGGTGTGTGGATTTCTAGGATCAGCAAGTATAGAACGATTACCTAGTGCTCTTGGTCCAAACTCAGATCTACCTTGGAACCATCCTATAATCTTTCCATTAGCAAGTTCTTGTGCCAACTTCTTATAATCTGGTTCTTGTCCTTGATAATCCTTTCCAGTATAACAAAGATCTTTCTGTTCATAATCATGTCTTGGCTCACCGAAGATATGATGTGCCACATAGAGTGCTGAACCCACAGAAGTTCCATCATCACCACAGGCAGGATAGATATGATAGTTCTTGAACTTTGATTCCTTTACTATCCTTGCATTCACATTACAATTT